TACCAACGGGCTTACAACAGAAACATCTAAGAGAGATAAGTATTCAGAATGGAATCGCGTTAGTAATTGACGAGACAAATATAGACATGCTAGAGTATTTTATCAGAGGGAAACAAGTATTTAACAATGAAGAACGACAAAGTTAATCACCCGCTTCATTACACTCAAGGAAAAATAGAGTGTATAGACGCGATAGAGTCTGCTACTACAAATCTTACCGGCATTGTAGCGGTGTGCACTGCCAACGTAATTAAGTATGTGTGGCGATTTGCACTAAAGAATGGTGCAGAAGATTTAGATAAGGCAGATTTTTATTTACAAAAACTAAGACAATCAATAAAGAAAGGTCAGAATGAAACGTAAACATTATACAGATGAGCAAGAACAAGTATTTTTAGATAGAGCACATAAATATTTAGCAAAAAACCCTAGTACAAGTAGAGGTAAATTAGCTATTTATAGTGGAGTGGGCGTAAGCGTATTAGAACGACTCGAAAATGAGGGCAAGATAACACTACCACCAAAGCTAACTATACAACAAGCAAGAGCCACAAGCCCTTGGGCTAAAGGTAATAAAATTAATGATAACTAAACTTCAAGGAGAACGAAATGACTGTATGGCCTCAAGAGCATGATGATCAAGAGGAAGAAAAACTACACACTGTATCGAAAAGAGATTGTAAAGTGTTAGGGTATTTTTTTAATACTGTTGGCATTGGTGTAGCTATTTTCTTATTGCTTGCCTTGTTTGACTAATGGCAATGGTAATAATAAAAGAAGATAGTAAGCTTGGCCCTGCAGTTTGTTGTAAATGTGGGGCTGACGCAAAAATTAATGATGGAGGCAAATGGTATTGTGGTATGGAGAGCGAGATGGGGGTATTCAATATCAGAGGCTATTGCATAAAAGAGAGGAAGAAAAAGCTTGAATCTAATAACAATTGACTTTGAAACATTTTACGATGTGGGATTTAGTCTGTCCCGAATGACTACCGAAGAATACATTAATGATGAACGGTTTCAAGTCATTGGTGTAGCTATAAAAATAGACGAAGAAAAAACAGAATGGCACGCCGGAGAAGAGGCAGTGGCAAAAGCTATTGCTGACATTGATTGGAGTAACGCGATGTTACTTTGTCATAACACTCAGTTTGACGGTGCTATACTTAAATGGAAGTTTAATGCTGAACCGGTAGGATACTTAGATACTTTATGCATGGCTCGATCTATACATGGCGTAGACGCCGGCGGTTCGCTTAAAGTGCTTGCCGAACGTTATGCACTAGGAGAAAAGGGAACGGAAGTCCTAGACGCTAAAGGTAAACGCATAGAAGACTTTCGCGATCACGAGCTACGACAGTACGGCGTGTATTGTAAGAACGATGTAAAACTTACTTATGAGCTATTCAAGAAGTTAGCTATTAAATATCCTCCGAATGAATTAAAACTTATTGACATCACTTTGCGCATGTACATCCTACCGCGACTACAACTTGATACCCACTTGCTTGTGGATAGATTAGAAGATGTAAAGGGCGAGAAACATAAGTTATTACAGACGCTTGCAGACAAACTTCAATGTGAAGTAGAAGACGTGCGTAAAAAATTAGCAAGTAATAAACAATTCGCTAACATCTTAGAACAGTTAAATATTGTAGTCCCTATGAAGACTAGTCCGGCTACCGGCAAAGAAACTTTTGCTTTAGCTAAGGGCGATCAAGGGTTTCTAGCTTTGTGTGAACATCCGAATGCTTTTGTACAAGAGCTTTGCGCAGTAAGACTTGGTACTAAATCTACTATTGAAGAGACTCGCATCGAACGGTTTGTTGGCATAGCTAAACGCAACTACGGGAAACTTCCTATACCGCTTAAGTATTATGGTGCACATACAGGACGGTGGGCAGGCTCAGACAAAGTAAACTTTCAGAACTTACCATCACGCGATAAGAAACAAAAGGCATTGAAGAATGCAATCCTACCGCCAGACAATCATGTGATTATGAATTGTGACTCTTCGCAGATCGAAGCTCGTATACTAGTCTGGTTTGCCGGGCAACACGATGTACTCGAACAGTTTAGAAAAGGTGAAGACGTGTATTCGGTATTTGCCTCTAAGGTTTATAACAAGCCTGAAGTAGATAAGACTGAACGAGCCGTAGGTAAGACTTGTGTCTTAGGATTAGGATATGGGACTGGTGCGAAGAAACTACGAGACGTGCTAAAGATTAATGCGGGTGTAGAGATGACCGAGATGGCTACACAAAGATTGGTTAATTTATATCGAGAAGTCAATCATGAAGTAGTAAAACTGTGGAGAGAATGTGATCAAGCTCTTAAAGATATAGCGTCTTGGCCTCAAGAAAAGCCTGCCTATTATTTAGGCAAAGTGAAATGTGTATTAGTTACGCCGGAGGGACTACGACTGCCGAACGGATTATATATACGCTACCCTAACTTAGAGCTAAAGAAAGATGGATATACTTATGCATCAAGACGAGGCGAGGTTAGTATATGGGGTGGAGCAGTAGTAGAGAACGTGGTACAAGCATTAGCTCGGATAGTTATTGGCGAACAGATGGTTACCATTAACACTAAATATAGACCACTACTTACTGTGCATGACGCGGTGGTATGTGTAGCGCCAGAGAAACATGCGCACGAGGCGTTAGGGTTTATTATGCAGACTATGAATAAAGCACCGGAATGGGCAGAGGGATTGCCAGTAGCGTGCGAAGGGAACTTCGGTAAAAATTATGGCGAATGCTAATCTTTACTTTGAAATACCTGAACCTTCTGTAACCGCAGATCTTATGTATATTCGAGCAGCGACTGCACCTCAGAGTGCATGGATAGATTACTACAACTTTAAAGCTTTAGAAGTAAAAGATGATTGGGCCATTGATCCTTGGTGGCGAGAACTATATAGAGCACATCCTTTTAGAGCCGGCATTATAAAGTTGGAGGAGAATACTTATTATGATTGGCATGTAGATACTGATCGCGGAGTAGGGCTAAACTTATTATTAAACAATTGGGATTACAGTCATTGCATGTTCAATCCCACGTTGAGACGGGGTAAAACTTTAGAGCATGGTAATGTAACTGATAAATTTATTGAGATGAAGTATGATCCCCACACTTATTACTTATTTAACACTCAAGTACCTCATACGGTGTATAATTTTAAGGGTACTCGGTATTTGTTAAGTGTAGATTTTGAAGAGGACAAAACTAAATTAACTTATAAACAACTACTTAAGGAGATGAAACATGAGCGATGGTGGGAAAGGTAGTAGACGAAGACCAACTAATGAGCAGAAGTTTGATGAGAACTTCGATAAAATCTTTCGCGAAAAAATAGCGTGGGAAGATGAGATTCAAGAAGAGCGGGACAAAAAAAGATTACAGGAGGAATAGTCATGATTGAGTATGCATTCGTATTAGTTATTAGCACTAATCCTTTCGTAGATGAATGGGAATATCAGGGTAACTTTGAGTCGTGCGATATTGCACATTTGTGGATGACATTGCATCGACCAGATACGAGAGCGTCTAAATGCTTACTCCAAGAGTACATTCAACTTCCAGAAACTACTACAATAAGAGTTATAGACATGAAAAATGGGACAGTTAAACATGGCAATTGATATTGAGCATGATTTGTATGAAGGGTTATTAACAATGGACGACTTTGATGACTGCATTATAGGAGTAGTTAAAGGTATAGATAATGAAAATAAAGTTTGTTATAGCTATCATAAAGTAATAGTAAAACTTATGGCTGAAGATGGAATGACTGAAGAAGATGCAATGGAGCATTTTTATTACAACATGATGGGTGCATACGTAGGGGAAACTACCCCATGTTTTTTATTTACTGAGGATGATTGATGGCAAAAATAAAACAAGTAGAAAGACCAAGAGAGCCCGTACATAAACGCACAAGTCAAGGCGGCAGAGTTGCGAAAACAAGTACAATGAATAAAAGCTTTCGTAATTCGTTTAAAAAATATAGAGGTCAAGGAAGATAGTGGCAGATTTTACGTGGAGTTTTTCTTCACTCAAAGAATATATTAATTGTCCTAAAAAGTATCAAGAAGTACGGATACTAAAAAATTATTCTTTTGTAGATACTCCTCAAACTATTTATGGTAAAGAAGTGCACGAAGCGTTAGAACTTTATGTGCGCGATAATAAACCATTAGCTAAAAACTATTTACGATTTAAGAAGATGGTAGACACTTTGGTAGCTATACCCGGAAAGAAGTATCCGGAGTATAAAATGGCGCTAACTAAAAAGATGGAGCAGTGCGATTTTGAAGATGAGAATAGATGGGTGCGGGGCATAGCTGATTTAGTTATTGTAAATCAAGACAAAGCTTTTATTATTGATTACAAAACAGGGTCAAATAAATATCCTGATACTAAACAATTAAAACTTATGGCGCTTATGGCGTTTGTTTGTTTTCCTGAAGTAAATAAAATAAAAGCAGGATTGTTATTCTGCATGAAAAATAGTTTTGTTCAAGAGTCGTATACTAGAGAGGGCATACACAAGGCTTGGAAATCATTTGAGCAACCATTAGATCGATTAACTATGTCTTATGAAAAAGACGAATGGGTACCCAATCCTACCCCGCTGTGTGGGTGGTGTCCGGTTGAAACGTGCGAGCACCATAAGCCACGAAAGTAACATGTATACAAGAGCCTGCAAGGTGTGTAAGAAAAAGTTTGAAACACTTCATCCTAAATATCTTTGCTGCTCAAAAAAATGCACTATGATTAACAAAGTTAATCGCAGATATGAAAGAGAGAATGGAGATTGGACAGCATACTTTAAACACTTACTTTCTAAAAAAGAAAAGACTGATTTAACTCCACGTAAATTAATAAACATATTAAAAAAACAGAATTATAGATGTGCTTTGTCTGGCGTACCTTTGACATGCAATAGAACACGAGGGAACATATCTATGACTAATGCAAGTATTGATCGAATTTTTGCCGGAGGAGTGTATAATAGACGTAATATACAACTTGTATGCCGCGCGATTAATTCTTTTAGAAGCGACACGACGGTAGAGGAATTTATTAATTGGAGTAAAAAGGTAGCTAATTATGCCATACGTAAACAAAAAAAGGCCCTACAAAAAAGAATACAGTCAACAAAAAAGTAGAGGCGAACATGCAAACCGCATGGAACGTCAACGTGCTAGACGTAAAATGGATGCTACTTCAAGAGATGCAAACGGTAATGGTGTGGCTGATAAACGTGAAGGTAAAGATATAGCACATAAAAAACCTTTGTCTAAAGGCGGTAAAAATAAAGACGGTGTGACTATTCAGTCAAAATCAAAAAACCGTTCTTTTAGAAGAAACTCAGATAGCTCAATAAAAGATCGACAATATTTAGCAGGTAAGTAAAATAAAGCTTGACTAGTATTTAAATATAGTTCATACTCTTAATTCAATGAGAGGACAATATGGAAATATTAGAAAACGTAGCTGTTAAATTAACAGTGCCAAACACTGTGGTTCCCGTTATACAGGAACATTTAAAGAAGTTTAAAGTTTTAGAAACTCGTGAGACATTGTCTGACGTTGTAGTAAAGTGGGGTCTCGATGAGATGACGCTGCTTACTGATTTACTAAACTTTAAAAAATCACCCCCTTCACCTATTACTCGTGACTATAAATGGTCAGGAAGATTTCAACCCTTTGACCATCAAAAAGTTACTTCAGAATTTTTTAGTATAAACCGTAGAGCGTTTTGTTTTAATGAAGCAGGCACCGGTAAAACTTCTAGCGTGTTATGGGCTGCTGATTATTTAATGAATGAAAGCAAGATCAAAAGAGTATTAGTGATTTGCCCTTTATCAATTATGACTTCTGCTTGGAAGAATGACATATACAATACATGCATTCATCGTGTGCCAGGCGTAGCTTACGGCTCTGCTGAAGATCGTCGTGCAATTATTAATAACACTCAATACGAATTTGTAATTATTAATTATGACGGTGTAAACATTGTTAGAGATGATATAGCTAACGCTAACTTTGATTTGATCGTAGTAGATGAGGCCAATGCTTATAAGTCAGTTACTACTAAGCGATGGAAAACTTTAGCTAAAATTCTTAAACCTGAAACTAGATTGTGGATGATGACAGGTACTCCTGCATCTCAATCTCCAGAAGACGCATTTGGTTTGGCTCGATTAGTTTGCCCAAACCGTGTACCTAAATTTAAAACAGCATGGCGCGATAAAGTTATGAATCAAATTACAAGATTCAAATGGTTGCCCAAAAAGACTAGTCAAGATACTGTGTTTAATGCATTACAACCGGCGATACGTTTTGCTAAAAATGATTGTCTTGATTTACCTGATGTGACTTATCAAACACGCGAGATACCACTAACACCTCAAGTAGAGAAATACTATAAGAAGCTTAAGAAAGAAATGATTATTGAAGCAGCGGGACAAGAGGTAACATCAGTAAACGCTGCGGCCGCCATGACAAAACTTTTACAGATTTCAGGTGGCGCAGTATACACTGACGAGCAAAAAGTTGTGCAGTTTGATATTAAACCTAGGCTTAAAGAACTTGTTGACACTATAGAACAAACAGCTCACAAAGTTCTTGTTTTTGTACCCTATAGACACACTATAGATATAGTAGCCGAACATCTTGAGAAGAGCGGGATTACTACACAAATAATTCACGGAGGTGTATCAGCACACAATCGTACACAGATTATTAAAGAGTTTCAAAATGGAACAGACCCACGAGTTTTGGTTCTACAACCTCAAACCGTAGCGCATGGCATCACACTTACCCGTGCAGACACCGTAGTATTTTGGTC